ACACCGAACGGCAGAAGGTGGACATGAACGTCACCTCTCACGAGGACGCCCTTGCCGAGCTTGAGTGATCGGGAGCGCGCTGCACGCCAGCGCCTCAAGGACGACTTCACGCACTACGCCCCGCGCTGCCTGAAGATCCGAACGAAGGCTGGGAGCACCGCGCCGCTCAGTCTCAACAAGGCGCAGTCGTACATTCACAATCGGCTGGAGGAGCAGCGGGCCGCGACTGGCAAGGTCCGCGCCCTTGTCCTGAAGGGGCGGCAGCAGGGTTGCTCAACCTACGTGGGCGGCCGGTTCTATCACCGCGTCACGCACACCAGGGGCTTGCGGGTCTTCATCCTCACCCATGAGGACGAGGCGACCAAGAATCTGTTTGAGGTCGTCGAGCGGTATCACGAGAACTGCCCGGAGATGGTCCGCCCGTCCACGGGGGCGGCCAACGCCAAGGAGTTGTCGTTCGACCGGCTGGACAGCGGCTACAAGGTAGGCACGGCCGGCACGAAGGGGGTCGGGCGCTCGTCCACGATCCAACTGTTCCACGGGTCTGAGGTAGCGTTCTGGCCGAACGCAGACACTCACGCGGCCGGCGTTCTGCAAGCGGTGCCCGAGGAGCCAGGGACCGAAGTCATCCTCGAATCGACGGCCAACGGCCTTGGCAATTTCTTCCACCAGAAATGGCGAGACGCAGAGCTTGGCCTGAGCGACTTCATCGCCATCTTCGTTCCGTGGTTCTGGCAAGAGGAATACCGCAGAGACCCCGGCCCCAACTTCCTCATGACCGAGGAAGAGCGGGAGTACGCCGAAGCGTATGGCCTCGACGAAGACCAGATCGCATGGCGGCGCAACAAGATTATCGAACTCAAAGACCCGGTTCTTTTCAAGCAGGAGTACCCCGCCAACGCGGCGGAGGCGTTCCAACTCTCCGGGCATGACAGCTACATTCAGCCCGAACTGGTCGTCGCGGCCCGCAAGCGAAACGTCGTCGCGTCAGGGCCGCTCGTGATCGGGTTGGACCCGGCATGGAAAGGCGACGCGCGTTCGTCCGCAGCGTTCCGGCGCGGCCGCAAGATCATGCGGGTCGAGAGCAAGACGAAGCTCAGCACGATGCAGTGCGCCGGGTGGGCGAAGCGCCTGATCGACACTTACAACCCCGCGAAGCTGTTCGTTGATGTCGGGGGCGTTGGAGCCGGCGTGTACGACCGGCTGGAGTAGATGGGGTACGGCGACACCGTCACCCCGATCAACTTCGGGTCGGCGCCGTATGAGCCTGAGCCGGAGCACGGTGGCGGGCCGCGCAACCGGCGTGCTGAAATCTGGATGAAGTCCAAGGAGTGGCTGGAAGACCCGGCAGGCGTCCAGATCCCGGACAGCGACTCCCTCCAGGCTGATGCCTGCGGCCCGACGTACAAGTTCGACAGCAACTCCCGGCTCCAATTGGAGAGCAAGGAAGACATGGCGCGGCGCGAAGTGCCGAGCCCCGACGAATGGGACGCTGTGGCTCTCACGTTTGCCGAGCCTGTCGCCCCGGATGCTGGCGATCTTCCGCAGGTTGGCGAAACGACATGGGCGGTTTGACCCCGAGCCCTACGAAAAGGAATAGCCGCCATGGCAGGTGAAGTCATCGAGCTGACGTTCTCCGCGAACGCAGACGCACATTCGGCCGGCGATGTCGTCGCCGCTCCTGAAGAACTGGTGAACTTCGCCCGTGAGGACGGGCGGGGCGTGCTCGTCCAGTCGGTCGTTCTGATCGATGAGGGCGACCAGGGCGCGGCGCTGGATCTGGTGTTTCTGAGCGCGAACGGTTCGCTTGGCTCGGAAAGCGCGGCGGCCGGTCCGACCGACACCGTTGCGAAAACCATCCTCGGTGTCGTGAGCATCGGGACCAGCGACTATTCAGACATGGCGAACTCGCAGGTGGCGACGGTCAACAACGTCGGGCTTCTGCTCCATCCGGCGGCGGATTCGACATCGGTATGGGTTGGCCTGATCGCGCGGGGCTCGATCGATCTGGCCGCGACCGACGATATCACGGTCAAGATCGGCAGGGTTCATGCGTAGCGGGCTCGCTCGCTCGACCCTCGGCATTGCGATGCGGAGCGGTGGTGCGGGCTTTGACGCCTACGCGGTAGCCGGGCTCAAGCCGCCGCTGGTGGCCGACTTCGGCGAGGAATACTACCGCAAGGCCGGTGCCGCGACGACGTTCTCGGGGCTGATCACGCACGCGCGCGCCAGCGATGCGACGATGATCAACAGCAGCGGGGCGCTGGTCACGGTCAGCAGCAACGTGCCTCGGGTGGGGCACCACGTCTGGAACGGCTCCGCATGGGTCAACGCTGGCCTTCGCCACGAGAGCGAGGCGCGGACGCAACTCCTGCACACGACCGACACGCTGGTCACGCAGTCGCATACGGTCACGGCGGTGCCGCATACGCTGCACTTCACGGGCACGGGCACTGTTACGCTCTCCGGCGCGTCTACGGCTGGTCCGCTGGTCGGCACGGGGACGGGGGAGAACAACCGGGTTTCGTTGACGTTTACGCCATCCGCCGCGAGCCTGACGTTGACCGTCTCGGGCACAGTGAGCAACGCGCAGCTTGAGGTCGGCTCGACGCCATCCAGCTACATTCCGAACCTCGCCGGGTCGGGCACTGTTACCCGCGCGGCCGAGACGCTGACTATTCCTGCCGCGAACCTGCCGTGGCCGTCGGTGACATACACTTCCGATGAGTTGGGTTTTTCGGAAGTAAGTATTGACGAATTTTCTGCCCATGACAGCGTAGATATTACCGATCTGGGGGATAGGTTTCGGATTACGAGGAACGCAAATTCGGGTGCAACAATCCAAGTACAGTTAGATGCTGCTGCGGGGCAACTTTCTACCGGAGATCTTGTAGAAGTGGAATTTGAGATTGTTGCGATCGGTGCGAGTAATAACGCTTACTCAGGCGCAACCAATGGGGGGGCTACTTCTTTTATAGGGATGAGCTATAGTTCTGGTCCTGTTGTTAGAAATAACTTAGGTGTAGCGACGGGCGCGGGTACAGGAGGCATCAGGTTCCAACTATCTGTTTCAAGAGGTGCTAATCCTGCGTCTTCAGTAGAAGGTGATTGGATTGAAGTGTCCAAAACCTTTTCTGTGAGGAAGGCTAACCCACTCGCAGTGTCCATGCAGATGCAGGGGCGGATGACGTACGCGGACACAGATGAATCGGTCGCCATTCAGTTCTTCCGGTGGCGTGTTGATGCGTCTAATTTCATTTACGCATACACAGCAACTAACTTTGGCGGCGGGACTGGCGACCTCACGTTCGAACAGAAAAGTGCTAACGTCGGTGATATAGCGCAAACAGCAAATGATTATTTTTCGCCTGGAGTCTTGTCTCCGTTCAACATTGCGTCTCGGCATGGTTCGACGTTTATCAACGGCGCCGAGGGTGGTTCGGCACTAACGGAAGACACCACACCCACGTCATTACCCGGATTGTCTGGAACCGATTTCGAACTCGGCTATGACTTCATGGGCACCATCGACAAGTTCCGTATGTGGGACGCCGACCTTGCCGACGCCGGCATCGAGGAGGCGTCAACATGAGCCATAACATCGGCACCGACGCCGAACCGATCCTTGTGTTTGTCCGCTTCACGGGTGGAATGCTCGATGCCATTGTGCGCGCGACCGACGCCGCGACCTTCGAGACTGCCGCACGGTGGGCGGAACTCAAGTACGAGATCACCGAGACTGTCACAGACCCGGAGACCGACGAAACGTCGGAAGAGGGAACGGGCGAATGGGTGGTCTCGCCCGGTGTCCATATCGACATCATCGGCCCGGTGCAGGTCGGCGAAACCTGGGACACTCGGTATCACGCCAACATCAGGATCGCCGACCCGGCACTCTCCAAGGTGGACGAATACGGCGTCCTCAAGTGGGAAAAATGGGCCGCGGCGTGGACGCTGGGCGGCGAGCCCGACGAGCAGGTCAACAAGAACGAGGTCGCCAAGGTGCTGCAAGGCGTCTCGCTGATCGACCCTGATACGATTGCCAGCCCGTCGCGGCGCTGGCTGTAGGACCTGAGCGGGACAGAGGAAGCACATATGGCCGACGCCCGCGCTCCAGACAACGCACAGGTCGAAGACCACGACCTCACTGCGCTGGTCTCGCACGAAATCAGCGGGGCCATGACCTACGACCAGT